AGAATTAATCTTAAATACTCTTTATGGTAAATATTACCACTATTATATATTAATGCAAGCAATAATTGCTATATTTTTAATTATTTTTATCTTTTCTTGTAACTATCTATTTTTACATCGTTTCTTTTTTCGTTTTATGGTATGCAGATAACAGAATGGTGTTTTGTTACGGCCTGAAAAATACATAAACCACAATATTATCTTGATAGAGAGCGCAAACAAACCACCATTGATCGTTTTTCCCTCTGTTAAAGCCTCCTGGTAGTCAACCAACCGATTATCAGGAGGTTATTTTAAAAGAAATCATTTAATAACTAGAATTAGATGCAATCAGATCAAGATATAACAGAGAACCAAGTAGACACATTGACTCCATTACCAGAAGAAACGCCCAAAAATATCCCAATAGAATTAATCATTGAATACGCCACCAAGGGGCTTTCAACAAGACAAATAGCTAAACTACTAAACTGCTGCCATCAGAACATTGCTCAAAGACTCCAACCATATCGAGATACAATCTATTCACTCCCACATTACAAGAAACATAGAGCTGACATTCTCACTACTCTCCAATCTCAGATACTTAATAGTATAGACGAGAAGGACATAAAAGATGCCTCGGTGCTACAGCGTCTTACCGGCTTTGGCATACTATACGACAAGGAAAGGACCGAGCGCGGGCTTGATAAGCAGGGATCAGGAGATACCAACGTTCAAGTCAATATAAACTTCGATCCTTCGCTTATTCCCGGCTCTGGTGGCACAGTACAGCTGAAGGCCAGCACTAGTGAAAACAAGCAGATAGAAGGTGGTGGGGGTGAAGCGGACCCCGGTACCCCGAAATAGCGATGCCCCGGTGCTATGATATAACCTAGGCATTTATTTTTACTACATAAAAGGTCATGACCAAAGAAGGAATCATCAGACAGATAATGAACTTACTGGATTATGCGATGATGGTTGATGGTAATTTGGACGTAAGGTACGAGTATACAGGGACTAAAGTAGTGATAATATTGGACAATTGGGCCGGACTAAGGGATTCTGACAAGATAGAGATGTTGATGGCACGGGTGTTCAATAAAGCTGAGCAGTGAGAAAGTTGTTAGGAATGGAGTAATCTAAGTATTTGAAATAATTGAAAGCGGTATCGAAAATATCGGGGGTAGTATGTTAGGCAAAATGGAGTAGGATTTCCTAAATTTTTTTTTAAAAAAACAAAAAGATGCCATATAGAATAGAACACAGAGGAAGTCAGTGGGTAGTGATAAAGAAAGATACCGGCAAGGTAAAGAGCCATCATACAAGTAAGGAGAAAGCCGAGGCGAGTATCAGGGCGAGTTATGCTGGTGAACATAAGAAGACAATTTTAGGGAGATAAGTGAATGAGATATATAATGAGTCTATTTTTGGTGTTGATTTTTTCAACAGCAGTTTGGGGGACGGAGAGTTGCACGGGTTCAGCTTCGGTGGAGAAGACCTATTCGGGGAACGATATAATCCGTTATACCTGGACATGGGTAAGCGCAGCAGATGGTACTGCTAGTTGTACTGCGGTGAATTTTTACGGAAGGTTGGTAGCGGTAGAAACCGATCCTGGCGCAGCAGCACCTACAGACGATTACGACATTGACATTAACTGGGGTGTAACTGACATAATGGGCAGTGCGTTGGATAATCGTGATACAGCCAATACTGAAGTTGCATTTCCGCAGAAAGGTACTGATTTTCCTGATGCGGTTTGGTTAAGCGGTCCACTTACGGCAGAGGTGAGTGCAGCAGGTGATACCAAGGGAGGGGCGATTACGCTAATTATAGTACCATGAACGAAACTCATGTAACAGAAGACTTGGCCAAGTGGAAGGACAAGGCACTCGCAGCGAAGGGCGGGACTGTAATTCACAAGGTTCCAGACGTAAGCAGGATGAAGAAACTCTGCTGTGATAAATATATGGGCGAGAAATGCGATTGCGATAAACCGGTATAACGCATAGTTATGAGTCAAACCTCAATAGATTACAAATTCAAACCCCATAAATGGCAGATAGAACTACTTCAGAACTCTAAACGGTTCAACGTAGAAGTCTGTCATCGAAGGTTTGGCAAAACCGTACTCAAGGTCAATAAACTCAATTTAAGCGCATTAAATGCAACGAGAAGCGATTGGCGTGGTATTTATCTTGCCCCACAGTTAAAACAGGCAAAGAACGTAGCGTGGGACTATGTAAAAGAATATACTCGTAACATTCCAGGGATGCGATATAACGAATCTGAGTTAAGGGCTGATTTTCCACACGGACCAAGAGTACAGCTTTATGGTGGCGATAATCCAGACGCATTGCGTGGACTTGGACTTGACGCTGCGGTACTTGACGAAGTTGCACAGATGAAACCTGAAGTTTGGGAAGAAATTATCCGTCCTGCACTTGCAGACCGCAGGGGATGGGCAGACTTTATCGGTACTCCAAAAGGGATTAATACCTTTTACACGCTTTATCAGTACGCATTAGGAAGCGATCCTGAATGGCACGCTGCAATGTATCGCGTGACTGATACCGAAGTTCTGAGCAAAGAAGAGGTAGATGCAGCACGAAAGACAATGAGTGAGTCAAAGTTTGCACAAGAGTTCATGTGTGACTTTAACTCTTCATCGGAAGATGTCTTTATTCCGTTAGAATTGGCACATGAAGCGATGGGAAAAGGACTTCATATCTCCAATTATTACAAGAGTCCAAAAGTAATGGGAATTGATATAGGCAGGGACAAAGACGATACCGTTATTTGTAAACGTCAGGGATTGGCAGGGTTCATGCCGATTCACATAACCGTTCCTGATAACATGATAGTCGCTTCAAAGATAGCAAACGAGATAGACGAATGGCAACCTGATGCTGTGTTCATAGACCAAGGCGCAGGTGTAGGTGTAATTGACCGATTGCGTAGTCTAGGATACAGGGTATTTGAAATCCCGTTTGGTTCAAAAGCAGACGATGAAGATCATTATATAAACAAACGTGCCGAAATGTACGGAAGATGCAAGGAATGGTTAAAGGCAGGTGGGATACTGCCAACCTCTCAAAGACTCTTAGCAGAACTGACCGCACCATGTTTGATAGATAATATAAGTGGTAAAATCCAGTTAGAGAAAAAACGTCAGATAAAAGACCGGCTAGGCAGGAGTCCAGACGAAGCAGATGCGTTTGTACTCACTTTTGCACAAACAGTACGCACTAAAGAAGATAAACAACGGATACAGATGAAATTCAATCAACGCAGACAACAGGCAGACCCGCATAGACGGTTTCGATCGAAGGAGATGGCATAATGGGATGGTTTAGTGATTTTATAGCAGATACAATTGATTTTGCGTCTTTAGGTTTAACCCATTTTGGCGATCAACCTGACGCACCACCGCCACCTGACCCGTCAGCAAGAGGCAAGGCAGCACTTGCAGAAGAGAAACGATTGGCAGGTAGAAGACCGAGAGGCAATACACTTCTTACCGGTGGTCTTGGACTTGAAGATGATGAAGAACTTATTAAACGAAAAACACTTCTAGGAGCATAGTCATGTCATTGTTATCTAAATTACTTCCATTATTTAAAGGTAGTGGAACTGGAAACGATAGAATGAATTTAACAACATCAGGTACTACACCATCTTGGATAAATATAATCAGGAATAAGGTGGGGCTTGATACTTTTGATGAAGATGTAATGCTTGGAAGGACACCAAGAAAAAAGGACAAAACTGTTCTTGGTGGAATTGGAGATACTTATAAGAAAACACTTTTAGGTGGATAAGTGAAATTAACCGAATTTAATAAACAGTTATGGGACCAGAACGACTACTGGCTCCCACACTGGCGTGAAATCCAACGGTTAGCATTACCGTATCGTGGACGGTTAGAAACAGAAACATCTACTCAAAACGATGGTAAGGAACGCGCAGATGACAGGTTTGATGGAACTGCTACACGGGCATTGCGGATTTTAAGCGCAGGGATGCACGGAGGTCTTACAAGCCCTTCTTCCAAGTGGTTTAGGTTAGGGTTCCAAGATAGAGAGTTGACAAAATACGGACCGGTACGGATTTGGCTTGATATGGTCGAAGAGATAATGTACTCGTCACTCAGACGAAGTAATTTCTATCAAGCAGTGCAAAATATCTATCTTGAATGTGGTGGGTTTGGTACGGCATGTCTATTTGAAGAATCACACGATTCAGGCAGAGGCGTATGGTTCAGGGTAATAACCACTGGTGATTATACCTTAATAGTAGATAACCAAGGCAGGGTACACGGACTTTCACGAAGGGATTGGTTAACCGCTGCCCAGATGATAGAAAAATTCGGTGATTCAGTAAGCGAAGAAACTAAAAGACTCGCAAAAGAACATCCGTTTAAATACGTTAAAATCTACCAGATAATCCGTCAAAGGAAGAACCGTGATGTAAACAGAATTGACAGATTGAACCTTCCGTATGAATCAATTTACTTAGAAGATGGAAGACCGGAAGATGAAGGACCGTTACGCATAGGTGGATATGACGATTTTCCGTATATGTGTCCTAGATGGGACGTAATAGGGAGCAATGTATTCGGATATTCACCGGCAATGGACGCACTACCTGATATACGCAGTATAAACTCAATTACATCAGATCTATTAACAGCAGTAGAAAAAGAAGTTAATCCACCAGTAAATGTACCTGAAAGTCTTTGGGATTCAATTGACCTGCTTCCTGGCGGTCAGAATCCATCTACTACAAACGAGCATGTAACACCAACGTATCAGATAAGTCCGAATCTAAATGCCGGGGCAGGGTTGCGTGACGAGTTCAAACAGGCAATTTCAGAATGGTTTTACACCCCACTTTTCATCCTCACCGCAAACCCGAATGCAACAGCGACAGAGATAGCAGCCAAGAACGAAGAACAACTT